TATGGAGACGTTGATCTTAAATTAGAAAGAAAGGGTTCTTTCTTCCAAAGATCAATTTTAACATCTTTGTTAATGGCACCAGTATTTGCAATTAACTTACTTAAAGTAAGTAATAACGTTAAAATTTCACAAGGTCCTATTGATGAAGTAGAATATATCGGTTTAGGTTTAGATTCTTCTACGCTTGAAGATCCTTCAATTTATAACGACGCTAATAACGACTTATATGTTAATTTCTTTAATCGTCAAAGATTTTGGACTCCAGATCCTGAATATTTACAGGGTGTTGTTACTAATGGATATGGAGCAGCTTCTATATTACAGGCTCCTTTATTCCAATTCGTTAATACAGGCACTCAAAAATTATCATTTATAGTAAGAAAAGCACAAAATTTAAATCAATACAGTGTGTTTGCACGCGATTGGTATGGTGCTGACTCAAATATTCCTTATGAATGGATTCGTCCTTATGATTACATGAAAGACTTCTTTGTACAAATAATTGCAGTTGAAGGTGATTGGACAAATTATACCACTTTATCAACAGATCCTTATTATTCACAATTCTTTAGTACAAAAGGAATTCTTCCAACACAACTTCAAAATTTCCTTAACTCTAACAATGTTAACTTAGTTGGTTCATGGACAGGAACTATTATTCCTGATTTCAAAGATCAAACAGGTTCAGAACAATATATTGAAACTATTGTTAACGGCTCAACTCCATTAACAGGAATTTTATTAAACATTAATCATCAAGCATTAGATCAATTAAATTGGAGCGAAAGCACAAGTCAATGGGTTCTTGGAGATGTTTCTACAGGAACTGGTGTACACCAAGTTGATTTGGTTGGACATAATTTAATCGATGTTTCTGGCGCACATGTAAGATTCTTAAGTTATGATATTAGTGTAGGAAACAGTACAATTCATAGCACTCTTTCAGTTACTGCATTAGATAGTACTTTTAAAAAATTCACTGTTAATGTATTAGCAGATGGAGATAAAGTAACTGTTGGTTCTTTAATTAAAAAAACTGGTGGTAATGGTGTTATTCCAGGTGTTACATACGTAACAGGTAAATATTATGATTATGATACTTCAGTTTATATAATTGAAACTGCAGAAGCATGCCCAAATACTACAGCTATAATTCAAAAACCAATAGATGACCCATCAGTATGTTCTTCATATAAATTCATCCAACTTGATGGATTAAAACTTACTAACAGACATCTCCCAGGATTTGATGTAAACGGTGCTCCTAATGTAGAAGCAGGTGTTTCAAAAATTTATGGAATGTTAGAAGATTCTGGAATTAAGAGAGGATTAACTAATAAAGACATGATTAATTACAGATATGTAGTTGATACAATGGCTTATGGTTTACAACCTGAAATGGGTGGTAAGGCATATCTTTCAAAACTTGCAAAAGAAAGAGGAAAGTGTACTGCAATTATTAGTGCTCCTTCAATTGCACAATTTGCATCATCAACTAATCCTTACTTCTGTGATACATTCGTTCCAGGAGTAGATCCAGTTCCAGTATTTAATACTGAATTTATTCCACAAGGTGGAAACCCAATGATGCCGAGATCATGGAGATTTACTTTCCCAACTGAAGAAAATGGAGCTAAATATTGCGGAATATTCGGACCATACTTAAAATACAGCGATGGTGGCAAATTAATTTCTATTCCACCAGCAGCAGACGTAGCAAATGCTTACGTAAGAAAATTCTTAGGTGGCAATCCATTTGCAATCGTGGCAAACAGAGATGGTGTTCTTTCAAATCCAAATCTTGCAGGTGTTGAATACATGATTGATAAAATAGATAGAGATTATCTTGAACCTTTTGGTTATAACTCAATTATTCAAAGAGCAGCATCAGGACAAGTAATGATATATTCGAATGCTACTGCATTCCAACTTGTTAAGAGTGATTTCAATAATTTACATGTAAGAGAATTACTTAATACTCTTGAAATACAAATCGAAGAAGTATTAGAACCTTACGTATTTACATTTAACAACCCTGTAACACGATTAAATATCGTTAATTCAGTTAGCCCAATACTTGAAACGACTAAAGATGCAGGCGCACTTTACAAATATGAAATAGTAATGGACGAAACTAACAACAGCGCAGATTTAATTGCTGATGGTTTTGGAATTATTGATATTAACGTATGGGTAACCGGAGCTCTTACAAAAATTATTAACAGAATCACAGTTAATAAACAATCAGGAATTAGTTCAGGCGGATTTGTATTTTAATGAATAAATAAAATAAAACTATAACAATGGCAGATTTCACAAGTCAAGGTTCATTCGGCTTATCACACTTCAGAAATTCTCGTGCATCGCAAGAATTATACGAACCGGTGTATTTGAACTTATTTACAGTTCAGATAGAATTACCTGTGGGTGTTGGTTCGACTCCAGAGAATACTAATTTAATGTTAGAAAACGTACAAACAATAGGAGGTCTTAAATCTCATAAATTCCCAGGTTCACCTATCGCTCAGTATTACAAATGGGCGGCTAGAAGATTCGCTGGTGCAAAACCTTCAGAAACTACGATGGACTTAACATTAGATTTCCAAGTAAACATAGACAGAACTCCAAGTGCATATGTTCTTAAAACATTAAGAAAATGGTGTGACTTAGTATATGACCCATTAACAGGTCGTACAGGTATTAAAGCTGATTATGTTGCTCCTTGGATGTTAATTACTATGTATGATAGAGCAGCTCGACCATTCTGGCAATGGAAGTGTTACAATGTATTTCCAATGACCGCTCTTCCAGAACCTGCATTAGGATATCAAAGTGAAGAAATTTACAACATTAATGGATTCGGAATAGCAGTAGATATGTGGGACGAAACAATTGTATAATCAGATGTAATTCATATAACAATCACAAAACAAAAGGATAGAGAAATTTATCCTTTTTGTGTGAAACTTTGATGGTTTTTCGACATACTATAATATATACTTATATAGAACTTTAAAAATCATTAAATATGAACGAAGAAAAAGACAATCAAGAAAAAATCTTAAAAGAATTTGTTTTACAAGAAGAGGGTGTCTCCTCAGTTTCTCAAGTAGGTCCCAAAATCATAGATGTTCCAAGTAGAAATTTACCCTGGGAAAAATCACTTCCTTTAGGTAATCAAATAGGTTGGATTCCGCTTCCATCAGAAGATCTTCCAACTCGTGGATTATTTTATCCCGAAGGAACTGTCCTCGCAATAAGATCTGCAACTGGTGAAGAAATTAGACACTGGTCAATATTGGAAGAATCAGATCTTTCAGCATTAGATGATATGCTTAATTATATTATCGAAAGATGTGTAACAATTAAGGCAAGTAATACTGAATCAGGCGTATATTTGTCATGGAAAGACATTAAAGAAGTTGATAGATTTTATTTACTTCTTGCCATTCATGAATTAACATTCCCTAATGGAGAAAATAAACTTCAAGTTAAAGTGGGTGATAATAAAATGATTGATGTTAAAAAAGACATGGTAAGTTATATTACGCTTGATCCTCAATTAATGAAATATTATGATGAAGTTGAAAGATGTTTTGTTTTAAGAATTAAAGGCGGTAAAGTACTTAGATTAGATATTCCAAGTGTTGGAGTAACTCAATGGCTTAAAAACTTTATTGTAAGAAAACAAAGAATGCAGGAATATTTTGAAGAAGATTATTTAAATTTTGCTCCTTTTGTTATCAGAAGTTGGAAAAGTTTAAATGATGATTTATATAAACAATTTGTTGAAGAATCTCATAAATGGGATATTACAACGATATCATTATTAGTTCATGTTAAAAAATTATTTGCAGATACGATTGATCCTGTAGTTAAATTTACAGATGAAGGGGGTGCGGAGCATACAGCTCCATTAAACTTTCAAGGCGGGATTAAATCTCTTTTCATTATTTCAGATCCGTTTGGACAATTGGAATAAGATTGAATTTATATTTTGTCATAAACTACATGTTTCTCCGATTGACTTACAGAAATTAGAGTTTTATCGTATTCAATATATTTTAAAAGAATTCGAAGAATATGTTGATAAAGAAAATAAAGAATATGAAAAACAAAAAAGAGATAGTGAAAAACAATCAAAAGCAATGAAACCACCGAATTTCGGAAATTTTCAAATGCCTAAATTTGAACCACCAAAATTTTAAAGACGCGAAAGCGTCTTTTGTTTTTTCAAGAGATATATAAAATAAATTCTATATTCTGAATGAAGACATCTCCCGAATTATTATCTGATATTCTTGGCGTACTTGGAAATATGAGTGCAAAAATGGACGCAGCAGCAGCTGCATCTGCTTCAGCACCAAAACCTAAAGGTGATACAAACATTAAATTAGGCGCTATAGGTGTACTTGGTTCATTATTGGGTAAAAAAGGCGCTGCGGCAAAAATGGCAGAAGATGTTGAAAAACTAAAAACTGCAATGAAAGGTTTTAATCTTGTACGTCTTAATCAAATGATAGAAAGCATGGAAAAGTATGCTAAAACATCAAAAGAAATAGGATCTGCTGCAAAAGCCTCA